ACGCTAACATGACAGGTCACATTACTAGTATAGGTAATGCTTCGCTTCTTGGGTCGTTTAATAAAGCACAACTCAGTACCGCAGTGAATGATGGCGATGTTCTGTATGTTGGTGATATATCAGCCTACACCACTGAAGAAGCTCAAGACGCTGTTGGTGCGATGGTGGGTGCCTCTCTGATTTATACAGATGCCACGCCCTTACTGGCTCGTGCAGCGTTGACGGGTCATGTTACTGCCGCAGAGAATAGCAATGCTTTGGCTCTTGGTTCATTCACTCACGCGGAGTTAAATGCGGCAGTGAGCGATGCTAATGTCGCATCTCAAGCTGGTACGGAGACACTTACAAACAAGCGCATTACCCCAAGAGTTCAGTCAGTAGCAAGTGCTGCGACTGTTACGCCAAACGCAGACACTAATGACGCGGTGGATATTACTGCACAAGCTGCTGCGCTCACACTGGCAGTTCCGTCTGGGACACCTGAGAACTTCCAGAAACTGACCATCAGAATTAAAGACAACGCAACGGCGAGAGCAATAACTTGGACTGCTACGGCAGGAGGGTATGTTGCGGGTGGTGTAGCACTTCCAACCACTACGATTCTTTCCAAGATAGTAACCGTTGGGTTTATTTATAACACTGCTAATGCGCTTAATCTATGGCAGTGCGTAGCCGTGTCGCAGGAGGCTTAAGATGGCTATAGCACATCGTGTTACAGGTGGTGCAGCACATGGTGCAGCAGCGATAGTGGTATCACCGGGTGCTGGTAGGGCAGTCAATGATATTGACTTGATGTTTATCGAGACAGAGAATCAGGCAGCATTACTCACAACAGCGGCAGGGTTTGCTCTCGTAACAGGCACAGATGTTGGATTCGGTACAGCGGCAGCAGCAGATGCTTGTCGGATGACAGTCTACTGGAGGCGGTGGAATGGTACAGATGGCGACCCCACCATCACAGATTCTGGTGACCACCAACTAGCGTTAATCATCAGTTATTCTGGTGTTGTAACTACAGGCAACCCGTGGGATGTGGTAGGTACTAATCAGCAAACAGTGGCTACTACAGCAGGCTCGGCAACGGGTGTAACAACCACGCTTGCTGATACTGATTATAGGATAATCATTGCCTCTGCTGGCTCGTTACCAGATGCTCTTGGGTTACTTGCAACTGAGGTCAGTGGCGTAACGAATGGAAATTTAACAGGTCTCACTGAACGTGCTGATAGTACATCTAACGCAGGTTCAGGCGGTTCGCTATTTGTTGCAGATGGTGGCTTCAGCATTGCAGGGGCTACAGGTGCTACTACATTCACCAGTGTCACAAGTGCAACTAAAGCCAATGTCAACTTGGTTGGATAACCTTAATGTTACTGGTAAAGCTAAGATAGCAGTTACCAAAGGTAACTCTAGTATTGCACCAAAACTCATACGTAAGCAGGCAGAATGGCGTTATGCTGCATTAAGTGAGCCTTTTCTTAGTACAGATGATGTGTTCAATGTACGGCCTGTAACATGGGAAGATAGAGATGCAGCTAGGCAGAATGAATTACTGCTTAATCACCAAATTAATAACAAGATAGATAAAGTTAAGTTTATTGATGAATATGTTCGCACAGCTGTAGATGAAGGTACTGTTATTGTTCAAGTAGGCTGGGCATTTGAAGAGAAAAAGGAAGAAGTTCAAGTTCCAGATGTGCAATTCCAGATTAATCCTGAGTTTGCTCCTATACATGAGCAACTTCATCAGTTACAACAAACATCTCCTAGCCAGTACGATACAGATGTACCAGATGAGCTTAAAGAAGCTCATGATATGACTATGGAGAGTGGTCAGCCTATTGAGCCAATAATTATTGGGCAGAAAACAATTACTCGCGTGACTACCTTAAAAAATCATCCTACTCTAGAAGTATGTGATTTCCGTAATGTAGTATTAGATCCTACTTGTATGGGAGATTTAGAGAGAGCAAGTTTTATAATTAAGAGTTTTGAAACATCTAAATCTGAATTACTTAAGTCAGGCAAGAAATATAAGAACTTGGATCGTATTAATCTTTCTACTAATACTATATTAGGTACACCTGACCATGCAGTATCTATAGGCACTCAAACCTTTAATTTTGATGATGATGCCCGTAAGAAGTTTGTAGCATATGAGTATTGGGGTAAACGTGATATTGATGGTTCTGGGTTGGTTAAGTCAATTGTAGCTACTTGGGTAGGCGATACTTTAATTAGAATGGAAGAATCTCCTTTTGGAGATGGTGGTTTACCTTTTATCTTAGAACAGTATCTACCAGTACGTAGAAGTAACTATGGTGAACCAGATGGAGCTTTGTTAGAAGATAACCAAAAGGTTATTGGTGCTGTAACTAGAGGCATGATTGATATTATGGGTAAGTCTGCTAACGGGCAGACAGGTCTCCGTAAAGATATGTTGGATATGACCAATAGGCGTAAATTTGATAAAGGACAAGATTATGAATTCAATGCTAATGTGGATCCTCGTCAAGGTGTTTTTATGCACACTTATCCTGAAATTCCTCAGTCGGCACAGTTTATGTTACAGCTACAAAATATGGAGGCTGAGTCTCTAACTGGTGTTAAATCATGGAACCAAGGGGTCTCTGGAGCAGCATTAGGTGATGTTGCTGCTGGAGTGAGGGGTGCATTAGATGCAGCCTCTAAGAGAGAGCTAGGGATACTTAGGCGGCTGTCTAACGGGATAATCAAGATAGGGCGTAAACTTATTAGTATGAACGCTGAGTTCTTGTCTGATGAAGAAGTAGTGCGTGTAACTAATGAACAGTTTGTTAAAGTACGTAAAGCTGATTTACCCGGACAGTTTGACCTTAAGTTGTCTATCTCTACTGCAGAAGAAGATAACAATAAGGCTGAACAACTAGCATTTATGCTGCAAACAGTTGGTCCTAACTCTGATCCAGGTTTATTAAAGATGATATTGTCTGATATTGCTAGGTTACGTAAAATGCCTGATATGGCTGAACGTATTGAGAACTATCAACCTGAGCCAGATCCTATGCAACAGCGTATGGCTGAACTACAGATAGCGTTACTAGAAGCACAAGTTGCTACTGAACAAGCTAAAGGTGCACATCATGGCTCTATGGCTAATCTTAATGAAGCTAAGGTTGGTACTGAAGGAGCTAAGTCTGGGTATCTACAGACACAAGGGCAGGCTGATCTTAAAGTAATGGACAATGATTTGAATAATCAGTTGGAAGATAAGAAGTTGTTGAATGATTACCTACGTAAGCAAATGCCGTAGGGAACAGATATGACAATGCATGTAATAAACCCAATGGCTCAAATGAACCAGTATCTTGGTGGGCAAGAGCGTATATTGGGGAATCTTAGTCAATATGGTGACGGCTTATTTATTGAAAACCCAGAGATTGCATCGAAACGACAAGCTGATCGAAGTCTAGCAAAGGCAGCTCAGCAAAGAGCAGCAATGAAATTTCCAATAACAAATGAAGTTTTTAATAGCGATCCTAATAGTAAATATGCTTATCGTGTTATAGGGGATACTGAGGTAGATGATATTATTAAACATGGGGAAGCTCGTGCTCCTGAAAAATCTAGAGGCGGTAGATTTAACACTAAACACTGGCAAACTAGTAATGCAGAAGTAGCTTTAGATCGTAATAACATAATTAGAGTGTCTAACGATAAAATTAAATTACATGAAAGAGTAAAAGCTAGGGATATTGAATCATGGGACAAGACTACTCAATCTTTTAAATCTATTGTTCCTAAAAATACAGGACTTTATAAAGATATGGCTAAAAATGCTGTTAGATTTTTAACAGGTCCTGCAGCCCTTATAGCTGAAGGTATGCTATATAGTGCAGATGTGGGGGAAGGATCTGATATGCCATCCCAGAAACCCTATTAACTTTAACTTTATGAAAGCAATAATAGAAAATGACAACTGGACTGATGGAAGAGATTGAACAGAACATTAAAGTGGCTAAGCCACTCATGGAATCTGGTAGTGCCCTTAGACGGTTAAGAAGTAATAGGGATTTTAAACAGGTGATACTAGATGGCTACTTTGAGAAAGAACCGATTAGGTTGGTACATCTTAAAGCTGATCCAGCAATGCAAACAGTTTTGGCTCAAAGTTCTATACTGGCCCAGATTGATGCGATAGGTTCATTTAGTAACTATTTGAACACTGTTTTGCGTAGGGCAGATTTAGCTGTTAAAGAAATAGATGATAATGAAACAGCTAGAAGTGAAATACTAGCTGATGAAGCTGATGTAGGGGGTGTATGATGGCTGATACTCCTGATGTGGTGGTAGTAGAACAAGTTAATTCACTTGAGATGTCTGATGCAGATTTCTTAAATGCACCGGTTCCTATAAATACACCTGTTATTGAACAGGTTGCTGTAGTAGAACCAGTAGTTGAACCTGAAGTAGTTGCAGATACTGCAATACCTGAGGTTAAAGCTGAGGATGACGCAGCAAAGGCTCTGCCTGCAGCTGCGGCAGACGAAGTTGACAATAAGGTTGATACTAAGAGCGACAATAAAGATGCAGTTGTTGATGATAAAGTTGACACTCCAGCTGTAGATTTTGATTTTAAAGCTGGATATGAGCGTATCCTAGCTCCATTCAAAGCTAATGGTAGGGATGTAACCCCTAAATCAGTTGAGGATGCTATATCACTCATGCAAATGGGTGCAAATTATAATAAGAAGATGGCTGCACTTAAGCCTAACTTAAAACTAATGAAACTATTAGAAAATAATGGTTTACTTAGTGAAGAAAAACTTAGTTATTTGATAGAACTGGATAAAAAGAATCCAGGTGCAATCAATAAGTTGATGAAGGACAGCGGAATAGATCCTATGGATCTAGATGCTGAGAAAGCAGGCGAATACAAGCCGAAAATTCACTCTGTAGATGATCGTGAAATTGAACTGGATACGGTCTTGGATGAAATCCAAGGGACAGCATCGTACAACCGGACTCTTGAAATTGTCAGCAAAGAGTGGGACGGTCCCAGCAAACAGGTAATTGCAGGACAGCCTCAACTGTTGAA